AGTGACATTGGCCGCCCGCAGGATCGTGTAATACGTCACGCCGTCCAACACCACCGTTCCGAGTACGTCTGATGTTGGCGGGTACAGACGTAACTCATAGGTCACGTCCAGGATTTCATCTCCAAGGACCGTAATCGGGGCTTCGGCGCCGGCTACCGTACAGGTCAGCGCAGTTGAGGCAACGGTTTGCGATGTGGAAACGATATAGGTTCCGATTCCGCCTGTTCCGGTTCCGAGTTCGGTCACTACCGTGTTAGCCGTCACGCCCGTTCCCGTCACTACTGACCCGACAACCACGCTTCCGGATGTGACTGCGGTAACCGTTAGGGTTTTGGACTTAATGCTTCCAGTCACGGATGCGGCGCTACCCCCAGCAAGTATCAAGGCGCGTGAGAACATCTTCGTCGCGCCCCAGCCAACCCCAACTTCAGCAAGCGTTCCGGCCGCTGTGGCGTAGGTGGAGGTTATCGAGGTGCTAGAAACCGTCTGAGATGGGCTGACAGTGTAGGTGCCTATTCCGCCAGAACCCGAGCCGAAGGTGGTAACAGTCGTGTTGGCAGAAATTCCGGTTCCGGTAAGGACTGCGCCGACCTTGATTGTTCCGGAAGAAACAGCAGAAACCGTAAGCGTGGTGTCGGTAATGCTTCCGGTAACGATAGCCGTAGTCAGTGGGAAGCGGTAAGTAGTTCTGTTCCATGCATAATAGGGCGCAGTCGCCTGGGTGCCATATACTTTTGCTTGTTGTTTGGTAGTCGAGGCGGCAAGCACCTGGAGCGAAGTCTGTGCGGCATTCACCGCAACAGAGCTTGTCCCTACTGCACATGTGCCTAGTGCACTGGCGGTTCCAAGACGTTCCAGCCCAGCATCGAGGATCAGATTGTCGAACCAGTCGGCCAGGACACGCTTGCTGCCGTCCGGGCGAATTGCCTCGATCTTGAAGCGGCCAGCCATGCCGACGGTGGGTTTTATTGGGATATTATGCAAGGGAGCCTCCAGTGAGCGCAGCCGTGACGCTAATCGCCTCCGGCATGTAAAATGGGTAGTTCTGGTAATGCGTGGTAATCAACAGCACCCCGCCGGTGAGCGCTGCCGTAACGTCCAGCGCCTCCGGTTGGTAGTACGGGTAGTTGCCATACCGCAACACCACCGTCAATGCCCCGCTGGTCAGCGCAGCAGATACGTCCAGCGCCTCCGGTTGGTAGTACGGGTAGTTGCCGAGGATAGCACGCAGCGACCCGCCTGTGAGCGCGGCCGACACATCCATGCCTTCGACCATCGCAACGCCAAGCATCCGCCCTCCCGTCATGCCCGACGCCACCACTAACCCTTCCACTACATAGAGCGGATAAAGTTTGCTGGTGAAGGAAATTGGAAGTGGGCAGAGTGCCACAACCTATCCCCAAAGCTCATGTGCGCGAGCGGTCGGCAAACCTCCGAACTTGCGCGGGCGAACGGTCAACAGCCCCCCGGCATTGCCCGTCACGGTTGTGATCCTGGCGGCAACTAAATCGTTTCGGAACCGCGTTTCGTAGGCGGAGCCTAGTTCAAAATTCGTCCATGGCTTCCCTGGCATGAGCATCAATCTAGCCTTCGTGCCGGCCATAACCGTGTCGAGATGGGTGTCGTAGAACACGTCACCCAAGTCGGTCGCGGTCAGTTCTGGTTTAAGCACCACGGAGACGCTGACCGCCTCGGCCACGCTTGGCGTGCTTACAAGACAGACCTTGTTTAAGCCATCGACGTAATAGTTGCGAGGGATGTTGTTCTGAACGACTTGATCGGCCTCTTGCTGGCTAGTGATACCAAGTCCGCGCGGGTAGTTTGTCGTTCTTACGCTGGTGACGCGACTTAGCTTGAAACCAAAAGGCAGTGAGAGCGCGTACTTGCGCGTGCCGATCACGGATGTGAACGTCACGGTGTCGGTAATCAGGTCCGCTTCGTCGCACAGGTCCCGTACTGCCGCCATGATAGCGTCGTTGACAAGCGGAATTGGGCACATGGGTAACTCGGGAGTTGCCCGACGCGTAAACAGTGATATAGCGGTGGTCATTTTGTGAACCCGATCAAAGCTAGAATAGCTATCGTAGCCCATGTTACGATGCGTTCTATCATCCTGAATACCACTGCCCGCGCCTGCTTGCGGGCGTCAATTTCGTCGTCACGCTGCTGGCGACACTTTCGTGACTCTTCGTCGATTGAGCGGCGTATCCATCGGCGTTCTTCGGCGACTATCGGCTCTTCCTTGATTTTGAAGTCTATCCAGGAGTGGTCACGATCATGGTTTTTATAATGTTTTTCAAGTGCGATAGCCGCAATCCTTTTCTCATCTGAGATGAATGCGTCAATCTTATTTCCAAGCGCCATGATGGTGCTCTCCAGGGCGCGTAGAGTCCTGAGTTGGAACATGAGCACCGATCTGAGGTCTGTGTCAGTGGACCGTTGAATTGCGTTCAGAAGATCTTCTTCTGCATTGTTGCCAATGCTGCTAATTTCTGAATTATCCATCCTACCACCTATAATTAATTCCAACGCCAACAAACCATTGGCCATCGCTGTCCAAGGTTCCCGCTCCACCTAATTGAAGCGCCTTGATGCTTAGGAAACTTTGGCTCACTGAAATCCTAGTAACCGGCCGCAACCCGTTCTTTATCCCATAGTGCAAGCCAACTTGCCCGCGTTGCGTAGCGGATACCCAGGGAAGCGTATCAGCGCGGGCGTAAACTGAACTCTCGCCGGTATCCTCGTCGTACACGGCCGTCACGGTGTATGGCCTATCCATTGTGTCTAGCTTTCCAACTGCTGAAACATGCTGCGCAGGGTCGGACTGAACAGCGTCAGGGAGGGTGAACTTGGCCTTTACCTTCGCCGAGTAGACTTTGGCCGGTGCCGCATTCGTGAGTGTCGTTTTGTCCTCGTTGCGTACTTCCATGGCTGGCGACAATGGTATTGAAGCGGATGGCGGAGTCTTTGGCCATTGCCACCATGCCAACATCGCAATTGCGCAGGCAAACACAAGGGCATAGGCGATTATCGAAGTGGCATGAATTTGCCATCTCACTTTGATTTCTCGGTCCATTCACGGCCCAGCCAGATAGCCAGCACTGCGCCGAATGCAATACCGAACTCGGTCGCGCTCATAGCCGGAAAGGATAACCCAAAGATCGTCAAACTAGCGACGGAAAACTTGTAGATAAGAACAATTGCGGCGAGGGCGACGAACAGCAGAGTTCGTGACTCACGCCCACGGCTATCTTTGATGGAAGGAAGCAGATTCATCAGGTTCTTCTCCGTAAAACCTCAGCCTCAGGCCGGGGGGATGTCAAGACGAAACCTCAAAATGGACGGATTCACGCAACCTCCCACGCCACCGGCCGGCCCAAGTCAGGCCGACCGATTCGCCCAGTATCCCAACTCTTGATACCAAGGATGCGTTGCCCCACTGGGCCTTGCCATTGACAATCGGGATGCAGTCATAGGCCAGCGAGGCCGCTACACCATCCTCGACGTGGTTGTGCTTGCTCTGCCCGCCGCGCGCATTGGTGACGATCGCGCCGTGAGCCGTGCGGCCCTTGGCGTATTCGGCGTTCTGCTCGACGTTGCTTCTGAAGGTGCAGTAGATCAACAGGTCGATGCCTTCGGAAGCGCACGCATTGATGTGCAGGAGTGCCTTTTCACGGATGTCCTGGCGAAGATCGGCAAGTGCCCGGCTGGCCATGATCAGGCATCCATCACCGCGAAGGCGTTTGACGTGTGCGTTTGAATCTGCCCATCTGGGCCAGGCCGATGAGTGACGCGCATGATGGTTCGCATGTGCTCTATGACCTCAATGGGCAGACTGACTGGTACATCATACTTGAACTGGCCAACGAAAGCATTGTGGCCAATAAAGAAATAGTCATCGGCTACATCATGCGGGCGCTGCACGATCACATTGCGGTGCGTAGACGTATTGGCGGCGTGAGGGTTGGCCGGAGCGGCTGGGATTGGTTTCGCAGGGGTAGTGTTTTTGCTCACAGTATCGGAGGCTATCGGTTGGGTGGGCGTGTCGTAGGGGTTGACAGGCGTAACGTGAACATCGGTTGATTTTTGTTGAATTGCAGGTGTTTTTGGAATACCACGCGACATTTGAAGCTCCTTTGGAATTAAAAAGCCCGATGGGGTGAGCCATCGGGCTATTGGTGAAGATCAACTAGGATCAGAAGTCCTTCAGACAGCCAGTGACAAGCTTCTTGATGTGGGCAACCTGAACGACTTTTGCGGCCTGCATCGTCTTGTAGCCAGCCTTGGAGCGCTGGGCAAGGGGGTCGGAGTCGGACACGGCGGCACGGTGCATACTGGGAGTGACGGCATACGCGCCCTTCAGAGCAACACCAACCCAGGCATCGGCAGCGAAGATGCAGGTGTCGTACAGGTTGACATTCACACCGTCGTCAGACAGCAGGGTAGGCGCAGACGCCACGGCGACACCCGCATTGGCACGCTTGCCTAGGAGGGCTGACGAGATGAAGCGGATGTTCTCGTAATTCCCGAACTCGCCCTGGAACTTCTGCGCGCCGGGGCCGTAATCCGCAACCGGGGTAAAGTTCGCCCCGAGGTTGCCCCGGATAGTGGCTTCCAGGTCGCTGTTAATCACAGCGATGTAGGCCGGCTCGATTGCCTGAGCGCCGTAGTCTGTACCGGCTTTGGCCATCTTGGTGATCGCCTTTCCGTAGTTGGCCTTGATGGAACGCAGGCCAGCCCGCACTTCCTTGGAGGTCAGCGAAGTGGTTACCTGGGCATCGGACGCAACACCGTTGGCGTAGATGACGTTGGCACTGGTATCTGACACGATTGAGGACCAACGCATCAGTTCGATCACCTGGCCGGCATGTTCACCCAGGATACCCATGTACTCGGTGAGTACATCGTCAATGTGCATGTCGTCCACAACGTCGGTAACCCCCACCACGGCACCGTACTGCTGGAGCGTGACGGTGACCGATTCCATTGTCGGGATGGCTTCGGTCGGGGTGACGCCTTCCGCAAGAATAAAGCCTGACGCAGTGGTCGGGATTGGCAACTTGTGGCGGCGGAAGTCCAGCGATTTGGTGCTGTTTGAGGGCATCGGCTTGAGTTGGCCGAACTGCTCCAGTACCATCATTGGGATGGCACGCTGAAGCAGCGTTTCAACCGAATGCACGGTCTGGTTCGTGTTAATTGAGGCATAATCAGTCATGATCTATCCTTTCGTTTATGGAAGAAGTAGTTACTTCCGCCTTTTGTCTGGTGGCCTCATGATTTCCGTATGCGGTCCAATTCCGGGGGGCTTTTGCCTGTCCCGGCGCCATGGAAGAAGCGCGGTTCTGAGTGCATCCCGTAAAGCGGTGCAGTCCAGTGGAACCGCCACTGGTCGGTAAATCGATTGTTACCTGGCGTTCCAGGCGGCTATATATTCGTCGTCAGGGCTTTGCGCCGGGCGATTCGGGAGCGTGATCGGGGACGAACCGCGCACGGCTGTTGCCGCTTCGCTGTCGTCGTCGCCAGCACCTTCTTCTCCGGTGTTCAGGTGGGACTTGAATTTGGTTAAGAGGGCGATGACTTCCTGGGAAGTCCCGCTATTGATGATCCGATCGCATTCAGCAGGGTCGTCCTGGGTTCTGCACCATTCATTGAATTCTGGTGTTTTTGCGATCTCATAGGCGTCTGCATGGGCCGACATGATGGCTTCCTTGTGGCGACCAATGCGCTCGCTTTTGAGGATTTCAATCACGTCGTCAATGTCGGCGCGCAAAGTCGCCGTTTCTTCTTCGTTGGACGCTGGAAGGCTCTCGCGGATCACTTGGACGATCAGGTCGGCGAACTCAGGACCGAACTGCTCACTCAACTTGGCGAGTGCTTCACCCGGTTCAGATTGCCCAGCGCTGGCCTCACGTGCCGCTATGTCTTCCTCCCGCTTGCGGAGCCGACCTTCCCATGACTTCTCGCGCTGCTTTTCGTCAGGGGTCATCCCTTCTCCCATCATGTCGGTAGCCTCGGCAGCCGGCATGGGTGGCGTCTCTCTGGTGGCGGACGGCTCGTCCATCATGTTTGGAGCCTGCATATCACCATTTGGCATCGGTTCACCATTTGGCATCGGTTCATCAGTGGGCATTTTGTCAACCCGCTTTTCGTAGCGGGCATCAAATGCTTGCTTGTAATCACGTTGATTTTTCATTTGGCATCCCTTCATGAAAGCCAGATAACAAAAAACCCGCAGAAGCGGGCCGGTTTAGTCGGTGCCATCGGCCCCGATGTTAAAAAACGTACCCAGTGGTAGAGCCGGTCGAGATCGCGTCGGTAAGGGCTATCAACTGTTGAGCGCGTAACTGGTTTGCGGCAAGCATAGCGGGGTTGCAGGTTGCCATCCCGATCAATTGCTGCGCGGCCAGTGCGTCAAGCCAGTCAACAACCGACTGCTTTTGATCGCCTGTTAGCGTCGCGTGCAGAGCGGAAAATGCCTTATCCGCAACGCGCGCGGCGGCAGTCGCGTCTATGCTCGCGGTCATCCGGAAATCCTTGATGTTTCGATGCCAGCCTCTTGCCCAATGGCGGGCGACATGGGTTCAGCCGTATCCGGCGTCATGGCCTCTATCTCGGCAGGAGCGGGTTCATCTGCGTTGTCAGCAAGTTGTTCTGGCGGAACTACAGGCTTATCTGGGATAGGCGCATCGGTAGCGCTCTGGTCGATGCCCCATCCGGCTTCTTTCAGGAGCGCATCGCCAACCGGGGCAACCTCCTTGTTGGCGACGATAACGCCAGCCGCCTGCATCGCGGAGTAGGCCGCCTTGACCTTGGCGTCTACCGCCTCTGCAATTGCCTTCTCCGTGTCGGCGGCGATCTTCCCGCTAGACGCCTTCAGGTTCTCGATGGTGGCTTGTAGCTTGTTGAGGTTGGCTTCCATCGTCTTCATTGCGAGTTCCTGCTGCATTTGCATCATCTGTTGCTGCATCTTTGCGCCAGGCGTGGCGGCATCTTCGTCAACTTCAACTTGGGTCTTCGCCAAGGAATCTAGTTCTTGCACTTTGGCCTTCTCGCGCACCAGAATATCCCACTTAATAAACTGGCGCTCTTCCGGCTGGAGGGTGGCACCAAACTGATTCAGCAAGTTGGCTCTCACCTCTTTTGCAACCAGTGAGGCAGCGCCAGTCGCCACAACGGCGTAGTCGCCCTTTATTGCATCATCACGCCCGAACTGCATGTTCCAGTGATACATGGCGGTAATGAAGCTCTTGGTGACTTCATCCCAGTTCGCCACTAGGTCTTTCAAGGCGATATTGGCCTGACCCAATAGCATTGACAGGCCACCCATAGTCCCTGCCGCCCCGTTTGTCGGGTTGTCGCCATACGTAAACTTTGGGATAGCGGTCGTTTCGTCTGCGCTGGTATCGAACAGCCTCTCCATTTCCATCAACTCGCCGATGTGCGAGTCGAAGTTCAGCGGCCGGATGGCCGGGTACTGGAAATCACCGCCGCTACGAGGCCACACACGCAGTGGGTGGATACTGGTGAAATCGGTTCCCTTAGGAAACGCCGGCACGAAAGCCTCAAACTGAGGCCCGGCACAGATCGCCCCATTGTCTAGGATCATGCGACGCGCGCTGTTTATCTGACTCTGGTCATCGCGCATGATTGAAGGGAAGCCGTCACCGAAGATGCTCGTCTCGTCTTTGTCCAGGTAGTACAGATGATAGGGGGTATCCATCCCGTTTATGGGGGATAGAACTGCCTTGACGACTTCGCCGTTTGGTAGCACCCAAACGTTACTGAAAAAGGTTTCCTGCATCCGGTCATTTGGAACATCTACGCCTGCCGCAGCAAGTTCCTCGGCCTTGAGCCAGCCCCACCGCTCATAGACATCGTATTGCCCGGTCTTGAGGTTCGTCAGCCGGCTCTGCTGGTTTCCGACTGCCATCAGGCCCTGCTCGTAGCGCATGAGGCGAATATCACCATCCGGGTTGACGTCAATGTGATTGAGGATAGCAGTCTGCTCAAAACTCTTCCGTTTCGACATCTCGTATAGGGTCGCACGGCTTAGCCGGTGGTGCTCCCATGTGTAGCGGGCATCCTTCAGGTCGGTGACTGACATATCCGGATACCATCGCCAGATGGGGACCTGCGTCACAAACGGGGTCGTGAACGTACGGCCGACCTGGGTGTATTTGCCGTTCGCCCATTTGTAGGACAAATCTGTCTTGCGTTCGACCAGTGGCCCCTTGAGCACCCCAGTGCCGTATAGGTGCCCAGAGTGGAGCACCTCTCGGCAGACTTTTCGATATTTCGTCTCGGCCAGTTGGTCATCAATCCTTACCGCCATCTTCTCGGCGGCTTCTTTGGCAAATCCATTGACCGCCTTCTTCACATCTTCTGGGTCAACCGGACCACCTTGGCTAATCTGTCCGAGTGCATGGATGATCTCACGCTTCTTCGCGGCCGGTATGACGGGCTCTGGCGTGGCGTCAATCGAGTAGTTCCGCTCTCGATTGGCTGGGAAAAGCATGTCGGTCATGCGGGCATCTACGCTCTCTACCTTCACTCTCGTCTTGCGCGCGAAGGCCTTGCTTCCGGTCATGATCGCCTCTTCTTCTGGCTCGTACTGGCCTTTGTATTGGCGCAAATCCGTGAGCCAGCGCTGCTCGGTCTCATCTCGGTATAGCTGCGCCTCAATGAACTCGCCCAAAAGTTGCGTGCCAAGCCCTAGCAGCGGGTTTGCGGATTGCTGCTCGGCGGTCGGGAGCCGGTCATTCCAGGCGCGTAGGTAGGCCTCGTCTGAGCGGGCACGTTCTGCCCGGAAGCGCGACTCCTTATTATCTTCTGTCATTCCATAGCCTCTTGATGACGCGCGCTAGTTCGTGAGCCAGGTAAGAGCATCATCAATATCCCGATCTGGATGCAGGCCGCCGACCGGCTTGTAGCGCGGTGTCGGTGAGAATCTGGTGATCCAACATGTCGTTCTGAGCGCCAGGTATGGCAAAAGTCAGTGCGATGCTGTCGGCCTTGTTTGGCGACTTCACGCCGCGCCTCCGCATATCATCCTTCGATTCCAGCAAAAGCGACCCGCCTCGGTAGCCGTAGCGTACTGACGTCAATTCGGCATGGAGCGCATCGTCGTTTGGGACTGACGCGCCCTTGAGCCATTCCCTCATCTCTCCATACATCCGGGCGCGCAGGTTGTAATAGATGGTGGCAACCAATGGGATGGGCATAACACCATTCGCGGAAGCCGCTCCATCCATGCGCAGGGAGGCATTTACTCCGACTACCACGCCAGCGAACTCGGCCATGCGGGTGAGCACGTCCACCACTCCGGCGCCGATGCCGATCTCGTCCACCGCGATCTGCTCGGGTTTCTCGCCATATGGGGCTAAGCAGTCGCGCACGTAGGCCGCGCCGGTAAAGCTGTCGAGGTTCTGCGCCTCTGCCTGGAACACGATTAAGCGGCCTCTACGGATGGTCACCGCGAACTTGTCGTCGCCGAAGCGTGCCGGGTCCACTCCCACGCGCAGTCCACCAACTGCCTGCACCTGGGTCGGGCCACGAAGCATTGCCTCCTTTACCAAATCCCCGCCGATGAAGGAGTTGACCACGCTCGCTTCGTAGTTACGGTCAATCTCCTGGGCCACGATGGTCGGGTTGTCCGCCTTAGCCACCTGGGCATCGTACCACGCTTGGCTTTTTCTCGGATCATCGCGCCAGTCGAAGACGAACAGCGGCAACTTGCCTCCCTTGGCCTTGCGGTAGAACGGATTCCCGGCTCCGTTAGGCGTCGAGACATGCAGTTTGCAGTTGCTCGTCTGGCTCAGTGCGGCATCCACGGCCTCTGGCCGCTCGATATAGGCGGCCTCATCCAGAAAGTAAACGCTGGTACGTGCGCCACGCCCGATGTTGTCGCCAGCCTCGCCGACGATCTTTGCGCCATTCTCCGGGTTGGTTATGACCATGTAGGGCGCATGCTTCTTGCTGTTCCATCCGGCAGGGCGGAACTCGCGCGGCAAGAGGTCGATGAATGTCCGGACTTTCCAGAATAGCGATTTAGGGTCCCCAAGCTTGTCCACGTACTCCTCTTTGCGGCTGCCGAACCCAACCACACTTCCTGGGTGGTAGAGGAAAATCCAGACGGCAGCAGCCACAGTCAACCAACTCACGCCCATGTCGCGGCTCTTCTCCGCCACGCCATCCTCTTGCCCTTTCCAGCGCTCTATGATCCAGTCGATGAACTCGACTTGCCGAGGGAACAGCAGGAACGGGACGACTGGGTCGATGCCACGCTCGACCAAGCGCGGGTCGAATGTCGATCCGAACAGGGTGACGAAGTCGCAAGGGTAGTCACGAAAGTGGGACTTCATCCCGCCGATGGCCCCTGGCTCCGCTCGCAACGCCTTCAGCATCCTGATTCTGCGCCGAATGATGACCTCGTAGTCCGGTGCCGTCCAGTCGAAGCCTGCCACAAGCTGCCTGGACAGGTCAGTGATCGGCATTTTCGCCCCAGATACGGGCATAATGTGCAAATTGCACATACCGGCCGCGTGGCACTATGAACAAAACGCCAAGTTTCTCCTGCCTGATAGCCCATTGTGGGCTCACCAAGGCCGACGTGGCGCGCATCTGTGAGGTGGCGCCGTGTACCGTTTCTAGGTGGGGGGACAGCCCGCCCGCAATCGTACTTAGATACCTGGAGCTACACGCGGCCAGCAAATACCTAGTCGACCTTGAGGTAGCTGTGCGGGCGCTGCCGGTGAGACGATGAATGCCATGTAAGCGCATGATTCTGGGCTATCCGAGGCCATCGCTGCACACCCGCCAGGCGTCGCACGCCGGCATCGCGTCTACGTCGCGCGCGTCAGGCGTGTCAGGTCCGGAGATCCCGAAGCTTTCGCGCTCCATAGCTACCAGCTTGGCCCGGGAGTCAACCAGTGCTTTGAACGCTGCTGCTGCTTTGTGGATGTCGATTGGCTCTGCTCCGTCACCCGCGTAAGCGCTTGATGCAACAAGGATTTCGTCGAACAGACGCTCAATTACGGCCGCGCGCTCAACCTGGTCACGGAAGCTCTTCCGATGGCGAATAATTACGCCGGCGGCTACATCCGATGCCTGTTCGACCGCCAATCTGATCGTCTGTGCAGATTTCTGTGCACCCTCTCGTGCCGACTGCTCGATCAACTCCTGCACGTCGATCTCGCTTATTTTTGCCTGGGTGCGGGCCTGGATCGCCTGTGACAAGTCGCGGGTCCATCCGCCGGAGTGCATATGAGCGGTAATTGCGGTCGTGGAGATTGCGTGCTTCTGCGCGATCTGCCGGACAGTGATCTGTCCTGCGCGGTAATCGCGCTCTACCCGCTCCCAGTCGATCCGCTTAGCCATCACATCCTCACGGCGTAGTAAGCAGCACTCGGCTGGATCATGGCGGCATCATGGATGTAGTACGGCCGCGGGAGGCGGGTATAAATCGAAGTGGCGGCAGATTGGCAACGGTGGGTGTCGGGCACCAGACACTGAGTCTGAGCGACCGGTCGCGCGAATTGCTCAGTTAGGACAAGTGGGTAACCGTACATGATCTTATAGTATAGCGTTAAGGATTCTTCCCGGCTCGCAGGGCTGTGCGCCGCCAACATAGCGGATAGTCCGCGCGCTTTCTGGGGACACGGCTTCTCCTGCCCAGGGCGAAGTGCACTGGCTGGTGTCTGTCTCATGTAAATCCTTCGTTGTCCGGCGATGCTGCTCGGCAGATACATCGTCCAGCTAACTCTGATGGAGATCGCTCCGGAGGCCGATCTGCCTGGCGTATATCGTGGGCGCAAGTCCCCTACCCGTCAGTATACGACACTTTTCCTATGTCAAGTGTTTTTTTTACGTGACGGCCCATAAAAACATTTGATTGACATTTCCCTTGACGGCACTCGAATCGCGCGTATAATTCAATCATCGACACCGG